ATATAATTTATTTATTTTAGTATTAAAATATGTATAAATTTTAATATTAAATAAATATGTTAAAATATGTAAATCATGTATTTCATCATATTGTTTTATATAACAATAATTCAATAAAATATCATTCCTTAATCGATATTTTATTAATAATTTCTTATATATTTCAAAACAATAATAAAATATATATCTTAATTGATATAAAGTAATTCTATCTAAATATATCATTATGTTTAAATAAATAATTATTTTTTTTTATAAAAAAATTATTTATATTTATATATCTCACACAAAAACTTTATTTATTTAATCAGGACTTTATCACAACTTATTTAACAGCACTAATTATCACAATTTAATCTAATAATTAATTATTAAAATATAATCAATTTTATCAAAAAATCAACCTTTTATTTCTATATCATAATAAATAAAAAATAATCATCAAAAATATAATATATTTTTTTTGATTAATTAAAAATATAAATATAATATTTATATATTTAATTAAAATGAATAATTATATATACTTAAATAATAATATATATACCATGAATAATCTTAAATATGAAAATAATGTTAATGATAAATTAGAAATATATAATAAATTATCAAATAAAGAAATTATTCAAAAATTTCAAGATGATTTGTTATTATTAAAAAAAATAATAAATAAAATATTAAATATAAAAAATTCCACAAATATTATGCTTAATATTAATGAAGAAAAATTATATGAATTATTATATTGTAATATTGCAATTTTATATAAAAAAATAACTAAAAAAAAACCTCATTTTATAGTTTCATCAATAGAAAATAAATATATAATAAAAATATGTGGTCAATTATTAAAAAATAATATAATTTCGTTAACTATAGTTAAACCAAATATTTTAGGTATGATTTCATCAAATAATATAACAAAAAATATAAAAAGTAATACATGTTTAATTATTATTAATTATTCTAATAATATTTTAGGATATATTAATGAAATACCTGAAATTGCAATATTATCTAAAAACAATAATATATTATTTCATTGTGATATTAGTCATATATTTTTAGAAAAAAAACAATTATTTCTAGATAATATTGATATTATTACATATTCTTATACTAAATTTTTAAATAAAACTACAAATATTATAATAAAAAATGATAATATTAGTTATTTAAATAAAGAAAATTTAATAACTAATTTTATTAATTATGAAAATAAAATTAATAAAAATAATATTAAAAATTTATTATTTATAACTTCTTTAATTATTGATAAATATCAATATATAAATATTTTAGAAAAAAAAAATATAACGTTAAAACAATTATTTTTAAATAAGATTAAAGAATATATACCCATTATTTCATATGATGATTATTTACAAATTAAAGTACTTAGTAAACTAAATAATATTAATTTAATTATTTTTAATTATAAAAATGCTATTTCTAATACAATTATATGTTCTATTTATCTTAATAATTCTATTTTTTCAAATAAATTATTTATTAATACTATGGATCAATATGGAATTAAATTAATTTTACCTTTTAATAATCATAATTTAGATTATTTAAAAAATGATAAAAAATTATATAATGGATTAATATCTTTAAAGTTTAATGAAAATGTAAAAACTGCAGATATTAATTTAATTATTAAAGCCTTTTTAAAAAGTATTCAACATCAATATAATAATTTATTTAATAATATAATAGAAAATACTAATAAAAATCAATCTTCTATTAAATCAATTAATAAAATAAAAAAAAGAGTCAGATTTACTAATCCTGAATATATGATTTTAACTAAAAAAAAAAATTTACCTAAAAGTATTAATAAAAATATTAAAAGTATTTTAGTTAAATATTAATTTAATTTTTTAATCGGTTATGTAATTCATCAAGTAATTCAGATAAATGATCATTATCAAATAATTGTACTTTTAGAATAGTTTCAAATACAAGTTCTGTAATTGTTTTAGTAGTCATTACTTCTAATAGAATTTTAGTAAGTGGAACTACTCTATCTAGAAAATCTAAAATTAGATTAGAACAGAATTTTTGATATTTATCACTTACTTTAATTTTATTAAAATCTTCAGAAGTTAATTTAAGTTTGTTGCAAATCTTACGTACATAAAATTCAAAATTAATACTTTTTCCTGTTTTATCTTCAGATTCAACTGGTTCAACTGGTTCAGTTGGTTCAGAAACTTCTTCAGTTGATTCTACAGGTTCTACTGATTCAGTTGAACTTGTTGTTTGATTAACTTTTTCAGTTTCGTATGTTGATAAATTTGAATAAATATTAAATAATGTACCAGATGTATTTTCATTAGTAAATAAATATTTAAGGTTAATAATTGATTTTTTATTTTTAACTAATTCATTCATTGCATGAAGTGTAATTTCTTCAATTAACATATCTAAAAATACAGATAATACTTTAAATGAGTTATTGCTAAATTTATATTTATGTTTAGATAATACATCTACAACTACAGAGTTTAATTTGATTTCTTCATTTTTTTGTTCCTTTTCTTTAAGTACTGCACCGACTTTTTTTTGATAATCTTCTGATAACACTTTAGATAAATCTACATTATCAGTAGAACCTTTAACACTTTCAATAAGAGTATCAATTTCTTTATTTAATTTTTCTTTACTAATATAATTTTTAATGCGAGAACTTGGAATAATAGATACTTGTTCTTTTTCATCAGAAGTTTGTTCTGTTTGTTGAACAGGTTCTGATTTAGGTTCCTCGACTGAAGTTACTTCTACTTTTTGTTCAGTCTTTGGTGTTGTTTTTTTAATTTTAATTACACGTTTTTTAGCTACTTGTGGTTGAGTCTCAGTTGTTAATTGTGGAGTTTCCATTTTTAATTATTATAATATTTTATCTCAATTTATAAAAATATAGATTTTCGTTTTAATTAATATATATAGTTATATATTGTATCTGTTTAATTGTAAATTAATTAAAGCCTTAAATATAATCTTTATTAATTATATTTAATTAAAAAAAAAATATTTTATATATTTTTTTATTCATTATTTAAAAATTTTTTAAAATAATCTAAATCATTTTTTTCTAAATTTTCTAATTGACCTATATCTTCATTTAAATTATTATTATCTTGTTCATTATCTTGTTCATCATCATTTTGTTCATCATCATTTTGTTCATCATTTTGTTCATTAGAATCTATAATTTCATCTAAAAAGTTAATTTCATTTAGATCACTACTACTTATATTACTTTCTCCATCTATAAAACTATCATTATCAGATTCTTCTCCAATATTAAATGAATTTTCATTTTTTTTAATTATCATATTTTCATCTGATTTACTTTCATCTGATTTACTTTCTTCTAATTTACTTGGAACTGATTTACTTGGAACTGGTTTACTTGGAACTTGTTTACTTGGAACTGATTTACTTGGAACTGGTTTACTTGGAACTTGTTTACTTGGAACTGGTTTACTTGGAACTTGTTTACTTGGAACTGGTTTACTTTCTTGAACAGGTTTACTTTCTATTTCTTCTTCTTCATCAATAATATAATTAGATAAATATTTATTAATTTCTTTCTTTTTTTCTGATGTATTATCTTCTATATTTTTATCTTTGGAATTATTTTCTGAATTATTATTAAATGTCTCTGTATCACATTCTTTATTATTTTTTTTATAATAATATTTATATACAAAATAAATGATAATACATATTAAAATAATTACTATAATAATTAAAATATAATACTTATATTTACTAAAAAAACCAACAGTTAATGTAGTTTGTTCAACATTTTGATTTATATCTTTTGTATTATTTGATAACTTGGGTTCTTTTTGTTCTTTAATATTTAATTGAACATTTTTATTTTTTTTAGAATCAGTAAGTTCTAAAGATTCTTTTGTAAATTTCATATTAGGATCTATAATTCTTGGAATTACTGAGATAGTATCATCATTATGTAGTTTAGAATTTGTCATTGTTATATTTTTTTAATATAAATTTAATTATACATAATATATATATTATATTTTTAATTAATAAAACATGATAGATATTTCTAATATCGAAATTAAATTAAAGAGTATAAATAAAAATTATAAAAAGATATATAATTTTATCTTTTTATATAAAGAAGAATTAATAAATATTATTAATGATAATAATTCTAAAATATTATTAAATCAAAATATTAATAATCAAAATATTGATAAAATAATTAAAAAAGTAGATATAGAATTAGAAAATATCAATGATTTATCATTTAAAACATATATAAATATTTATAAACAATTAAAAAAATTAGAAGAAATTTTAAACATAAATATTAAATATATTAATCAAATAGATATTTATGAAAAACAATATTTAATTAGTGATACATCTAAAAATAATATTAATAAAAATAAAGAATTAATATTAGATTTATATAAAAAATATAATGAAATAAATACTAATTTATTAAATGAATGTAATAAATTAATATTTCAATATCTTAATTTACAATATAATTATAAACAGCTATTAGAAATAATATATAATGAAGTTATTAATAATACTATTCTTATTGATTTATATTTAGATTTTATTAAAGAAATTAAATTATTAAATGTAGATAATAATATATTATATTTAATCAATAAGTATAACCATACAATTCAACAACATTTATTATTATATGAATTACAAAAAAATAATATAAAAACAAATTCAAATATAACTTTATTTACTAATAATAAATTATTTAATAATAATTATTACACTTTAAAAAAAATAAATATTATTAATGACCTTAATAAGTTTAATCTAAAGAAAAAATATAAATTATTATCAGATTTAATCTTAGATACAATAAATATTAAAAAATTTTCAAATATTAATTATAAAGATTTTGATAAAATGTCTACTATAGTAAATTTATTTTATAAAATGGATAAAATACCATTAATAATAGTTATAATTAAAACAGATATTGATGATATTAATTATAATTTATCTAATTTAATGAATAATAAAGAAATTATAGAATCTAAAATTGGTATAAATAATAAATTTATTAATAAAACAAAAACAATTATGACTAAACATGAATATAGTAAAGAATTATTACAAAATAATAAAAATTATATATCTAAAATAGATAATATTACGGTAATACATAATAAAGTATTATATAATAAATACGAAAAAATACAAGAATTAAATAATATATTACAAACACCAGTCTTATTAATTAATTATGATAATAATTATTATAATTTATATTCTAATAGTCAAGATAATTTAATTAAATTAGAAGATATTCAATATACTTTATTAAATGAACCTAATTATATTATCGAAAATTATAATAATATCTTAAATTCAAATATTATAAATAAAATTAATTCTTATAATATTTATGAAAAATATTTAGAAAATATTCAAAATACATATGATATATATTCTAATATAAATCATATAGAATTAAAAAATATAATTGTTAATGAAATAAAAAAAATAAAATTAACTATTAATAATGAAAATAAAATAAAAATTATTGATTTAATTTTAGAAATTATTAATGATAAAATTTATAATTATATAATTAAAAAAACCAATATTAAATTAGAATCTGAATTATTCTTAATTTATTTATCTAATATTAATAGTTTATTAAATAAATTTAAAAAAGAGTTAGTTGATAATTATAATTCAGATTTAATTATTAATATAGATAATATTATTAATAATCAATATAATAATATACAACAAATTATAGATAATATTATAGATAAATTATATGCTATAAATATTTAAAATCCTAAAATACATTCTTCAATTATAGGATTAATAATATTTTCATTACAATTTAATTTATTACAATATAGTTCGTTAACTTGTTTAATAAATTCATTTTTCATATTTTCATATAAAATATCATTAATATTATTTATATAATTATTTACTTCTATTTGTGATGAATTATTAATCGTATTTTTTCGAATATTATTTGCTAAATTTTGTATTTCATTTTTAATAATATAAATTGGTTTAATACTATTAAAATTATTATCTAATCCATCCATTATAGAAACAATATGGCTAATTTTCCCAGTAGTACATATTATAAACCCATTTTCAATACAATTTGCTAATTCGATAAATAATATATGTAATAATTCATTGGGATTTTGTTGATTTTTAATATATTCATATATATATTTTAAAGAATCTAATTCAGATATATCAAAATAATTATGTTTTATATTTGTTAAATTTTGTAAAACATGAATAATATTATATCTTTGTTCTTCAGATAAACCATTATCTTCAAAAATTTTATTATAAAATATATCATGTAATTGTTCATTATTAAGTTCTAATATATTATATTTCTTTTTTAATAATTCAATATTTGATTTTATAATATTATTTACACTATGATCATGAACATTTTGTAAATCATTAATATTATTATTTTGATCATTATTTTGATCATTATTTTGATCATTATTTAAATCTATTTCTACTAAATAATTATCATAATTATTAATAATATTATCATTATTATTAATTATTTGATCAATATTATTAGTATTTAAAAAATTATAATAATTATTTAAAATATTTTTTTTTGCAATTGCGCAAATTTTATTGGCATATTCTATTGGTATTCTTTTACCTTGTTGATCAATATCATTAATATTATTATATTTATTTTCGGTATATTTTAAATACCCTAATGATGCTATATTTTTATCAGGTGATTTCATTGCAATTTTAAAACATTCTAATCCTAAATATTTATTAGGTAATAAAATAGGATAAGAACCTTTTGTATAAATTTCTCCAACTTTAATTAAATTAATCCATTTATTTGGATTATTATTAAAATCATTAGTTAATATTTTTAAATCATTGAGTTCTTTTGGTTCTTTAATACGTTTAATTTTTACATTAATTCTTTTATCTTTAATATTTACTAAATTGTTAATTAACTTTTGTCTATTATTAAGAATTATTTTTTTACGTTTATTTTTAAAAAAAGATTTATAATATTTATATACTGAAAAATAAAACATAAGTATTATTAATAATATTAATAAATATAACATGATTATATATTAAATATTATTTTTTTTATTGATTTAATATATATTTGATTTATCAGTCGGTTTATAAACAAATGTACTATTTTGTTTGCATATTTGAAACCATATTTTATCATTATCAATAAGAGTTTCATAACTTTGTAAATGAATACATGATAATAATTCACGTTTTTTATTTTTATCTTCTATAATTAAATCTAATATTTTATATATTAAAAATGGATAATATAAAGAATTAGATTTTTCTTTAGGTTTAATTATTTCATAGGTTTTAGTAGCTTTATCAAAATAATTAAATAATATATGTAATTCATTATGAGTTAATTGTGGTGGTATATAACCAGTAATTAATTTTTTAATTAATGGTATATGATCATTTAATTTAGATAAATTAGTTTGTTTTAAATATAATCTAAATTGATCAATAGATATATTTTTAATATTTTCAATTTTATCTTTTTTAATACAATTTTTTATTTTTTCTAAAATAGAATCCTCAATAATTGTATTTTCTTTTGCTTGAATACGATCAATCCAAAATTTACAATGTCTATTTGGATCATAACTTCCATGTTTATATCTATTTCCTTCTTGATTATAAAATTGACTATCTTCAAATACACTTCCAATTAATGTATGTATTTCTCCACATTTAATACATAACAATTCACTAGTATTTGCTTGAATTATCATTTTATTTCCACATGTACATATATCATAATTAATTTCATCAATATTATAAACTAATTTACTTTTATTATAAATATTAATACATTGATAAATTTTTTTATATAATTTTTCATATACATTAATATCAAATTTATCATTTAATTGTTGATTATAATCTAATATAATATCCTTATATATTATTAAAAAATTATAAATATATTCAAGATAATTATCTAATATTCCATAAATATCTTCTCCGGAAATAAACATATTAAATTTATGATAAATATTTTTTGATAGTTTATTATTATTATTATTATCATATTTTTTATTTTTAACCGGTATTTTAAAAAATTTATATTGATAATAATTTT